TAACCCTGGTAACCTCGTTTCGGGATTGGACGCTAGCGAAATGCCGCGCTCGCGCCCCCCGCATGGGATTTTGGACAGGAAGGACCCGTCGAATTCTGCTCCGCACATCGATGCGGCTGATCTGCCCGCACCGCTGTCCAGACGATAGCCGAAATTCTACGCTCAACCGCCCGGTTTGTTGCAGGCCCATCCCAGTCAGAAAGGGACAACCCCGGCAAACACGGGACAAATGCGGCAAGCATTACCCTGACTGACCCACGTTTTCGGAAGATGCCTCCGCCCCCTGCCCATTGAGCCGGCCGACAACGGTCTGTAGCGCCCGCTGCCAACGTCGCCACGCTGTCGTCCGATCACAGCCGAAGCGCCGGCAGATGTCGCGCCACTCGAACTGCCGGGCGCGCATCCAGACGAGATGCCGCTGCTCGACCTCGAGCGACTGCACCCAGCGCATCGCTTCCATCATCCGGTCGATGGCCACGGGTGTCGGCGGCAGCGGCCGGTAGTCGTCTTCAGGCGCGCCGAAGACTTCCCAAGGCTCGCGTTTGAACGCCGGCCAGACGTTGAAGTAGCCCTGCACCCGGACCCTGGGCAGACGCCGGGCGGTCTCGGCAGCCTCGCTGAAGCGGGCCGCCACGTCCTCCTTGGTCCATTCAGCCACGGTGCTTCTCCCCATAGAGCCGTTCCCCCAGCCGGCGAACGAACTCACGCTCGACGAAGTCCAGCCGCTTGTCCTCATCGGACACCACGAGGATGTGCTGCTCACGCCAGCCCTGGCGCTTGATGCTTTCCGGATCCTCGCGGGACGAACTGCGATCGAGCGGGCAGCGGTAGTGCGGTGCCGGAATCTTCATCTCACACCTCCTGGGTCTCGATGGCCCAATGCAACAGGGCCAGGGCGTCCGCCTCGTTGTCGTCGCCGGGGGTGAAGCCGCGTGCCCGGATGGCGGCGACCATCTCGTCCTTGCCGGCGTTACCCTTGCCGGTCGCGTGCTTCTTGATCGTGCCGACCGGCACGCCCTGGTAGGGAATACCGTGGTGCTCGCACCAGGCGGTGAGGGTGGCGAGGAAACCGCCATAGGCATGCGCGGCGTCCACGGCGGCATGTCGCCGCACTTCCTCGAACAGCACCTGATCGATGCCGTCGCTGCATTGCTTGATTTCCGACAGCCAGCGCTTGAAGCGGAGGTAACGCATGCCGCCGCCTTCGAACCGCTGCGGCTTGAAGTGTTCGGTGCCGCTCGTGATGCCGCTGTCCGGATGCCGCAGTGCCCATCCGGTGTTCGTGCCCAGATCGAGGGCCAAGATCGTCGTATTCATCGTCTGCTCCATTTCTTGGGGCGAGTGACGGATGCGACAGATTTCCCGGATATCTCCCTATCCTGCGTGTACGCGCGCACGCGAGACGGGTTAATCAGCAAACCTGTCAAATCCGTCACTCGCCAGTTGTCCTAGTCGTCCCGATACGGGTAGCCGTGGCCATAGGGCTTGGGTCTGAGGGTGATGCCCGCGATGCCACGAGCGCCCCCGGTCAGTCGGCATTTCTCGAACTGGCGCGTCGCCATCAGCTCTGAGAACCGCTTGATCGAGCCCACATACTCGCCGGCTCTCTCGGCCCACTCGCGCCAGTCGGCGAACAGTTCGGAGACACCCTCGCGGTGCGTGTTGGCCAGCAGGCAACGCTCCTCGATCCACTGCCCGATGGCGTCCTCGGCCTCGAAGTACTCCTCGGTCGCCGACACCACGCAGGCGGGCGGCCGGAGGCCTTCGCGCTGCCAGGCGAGGCAGCCTTCCACCGCCCAGGCGAGGATGCCGTCGCGCTCGCCGAGCAACTTCTCGGTGAGCTTGCTGTCGCGCCGCTCGGGCGGGATGGTCACGGTGAAGGGGATGAGGTGCAGCCGTCGCTTCATCGCTTCGTCGATGTTGCGGATGGCGGGCTTGTGGTTGCCGACGATGACCGGCTTGAACTGCGGCGTGTACTCGAAGAAGTCCTGGCGCATGAAGCGCGCCGAGACCTTGTCGCCGCCGGTAATGGCCTTCACCTTGGATTCGTTCCAGCGCCGGCCTTGCTCGGTTTCGATGGCAGTGACGAAGCGCGCCCCGCGCAGGCCGGCAAGGTCGGTCGGGTGCCGATCGCCGCGGGTCTCCACGAACGTGTCCATCGGCGCGGTCGCGGCGTAGTCGCCGAGGAGGGTCGAGACGACGTTGGCAAAGACGCTTTTGCCGTTGGCACCGGTGCCGTAGAGAAAGAAGAGTGCGTGAGCGGCCGTCGAGCCCGTGAGGCAGTAGCCCACCATCCGCTGCAGGTAGGCCTGGAGCTCCGCATCGCCCCCGGTGACGTCGCTCAGGAATGCACGCCACTGCGGGCAGTCACCCTTCGGCGTCGCGGTGGCGATCTTCGTCATCCGGTCGGCCCGGTCGTGCGGCCGCAGCCGCCCGGTCCTGAGCTCGACCACCCCGCCCGGCGTGTTGAAGAGCCAGATGTCGGCATCCCACTCGTCCGACGTCGAGGCGTGGCGTCGGTCCGTACGGGCGAGCCGCTCGACGCCCCCTACCGTGGAACTCGCCGCGAGCTTGGCCGCCAGCCTATGGGAGTCGGCCTTGAGCGACTGTTCGCGGCAGATCGAGCGGATCAGATGGTGCACGAGCAGGGTCTCGTCAGCCTGCCAGCGCCGGCCGTCCCATACCAGCCATTTCCCCCAGCCGGCGCAGTAGCGCCAGTCCTCGCTGTAGCGGCCGGTGAAGGTGAGCGCGAGCGCATCGTCCGTCGCCCACACCGATGCCTCCTGGGTCTGGCTCGCCTGGGCCGGCTTGATGCTCATGCGCGGGCCAGCGGCGACGAACCCCGCCGCGTCGAAACCCTCGGCCAGCGCATCGGCCGCATCCCACCCCTCCGGCTTGTCGTCGGGGGGCAAGAGCACATCGCAGGAGGCGGCACCGGCCGCCAGCGCCGCCTGTGCGGCCGCCATCGCATAGTCCCAGCCCGGCTTGTCGCGGTCGGGCCAGGCAGCCACAGCCTTGCCGGCGAGCGGCGACCAGTCCGTCTTGTCGACCGGGGCATTCGCACCATGCATCGCGGTGGTGGCGCACAGGCCGATGCCGGTCAGGGCCTCGGCGCATTTCTCGCCCTCGACCAGCACGACGGCTTCGGCGACTGCCATGCCCGGCTGGTTGTACAGGGGGCGCGGGTCGGGCGGCGCCATCTTGCGGCGCCTGGCGTCCCAAGGGCGGAACTCCTTCTTTCGGCCGGGCGGATCGTAGCGATAGACCACGGCGATCAGCTTGCCGGCCGCATCGTGGTAGTCCCACTTGGCCGTGGCCGGGCCCAGATCGTCGACGGGCGGCTCCTTCTTCTCCTTGGGCGCCGGCATTGATTGGGCACGGCCAACCAAGTCGGCGGCCTTCTCGATGACGCGCGGGAAGTCGCCATGGACACCCACGCCTAGGTACGCCGCGATCAGGTCGAAGATGTCGCCGCCCTCATTGGTAGCGCGATCGGTCCACAGTCCGGCCTTCTCGCCGTCGATGACCACCTCGAGACTGTCGCCGGGACTGCCGAGCACGTCGCCGATCAGGAACTTGCCCTTGCGCTTCTTGCCGGCCGGGAACAGCGTGGCGAGCACCGACTCCAGGCGGGCCAGCAACTCGGCGCGGATCGCCTCGCGCTCGGCATCGCGGTCGTGGGTCGTGGGTGCGGTGTCGTTGAAGTCGATCATTCGCCCCCCTCGACGGTGCCGGCTTCGTCATGGTCGTTGCGGTCCTGGACCGCGTTGCTGCGCGCCGCCCACTCGGAAAGCTCGGAGAGCCGGTAACGCACCAGCCCGCCGAGCAGGTAGTGGGGAATCCGGTACCTGGCGCGCATGGCGTGATCGGCGAACCAGTAGTACGGCAGGCGCAGGGCGGCGGCCGCCTGCTTGGCATCGATCATCGGCTCGCCGACGGGTGACGGCGCCGGGGTGTCGTGTCTGTTCATGCTTGTGTCCTCCAGCACCGGTCCTGCCATGGGCACATCCGGCATTCGAAGTGAGTCGGTTCGGAAAACGATCTCGGCAGCAGGTCGCCTGCCTCGGTCGCCGTGATGACTTTCACGGCGCGGTCGGACATGCGTTGCGCGAGCCCGGCATTGAACGGCACGAGTTCGGCGTAGATATCCATCGTGTCGGCGTTCACCGCCGTGAACAGCGCCGGGTGCCCGTGCAATTCGAGGTAGGCCTGGTAGAGCGCCACCTGCGCCGCGTAGACGGGCTTGGCGACCGCGAGCCGGTTCTTCTCTAGATCGCGCCAGGACTTCGCACCGAGGCACTTGTTCTCCCACAGTGCCGGGTAGCCGAAACCCTGTCCCAGGTCGGGGCCGGCGACGATCACGCCATCGACATGGCCCTGCAGGCGACCGTCGAGTGCGGCAAACCCGAACTGCTCACCTTTGGCCTTGCGGGTGCGCAGGTCGAACCCGGCCGCGCGCAGCCACGCCACCATGCTGTCCTCGACGACGTGGCCGCGCTCGAAGATGCGCAGCATGCGGCCTCCTGTGTCCCGGCCGTGATCGGCCGGGGCATCGGCATACTCGTACTGCAACGCCCGCTCGCAGGCGGTGCCCAGGCGCGAGGCGCCGAGGTAGGCGCGCTTGCGCTGGGCGGCGCGTGCCCGCTGCATGCCGACATCGACGAGCGCCGTGACCTGGCCCGAGAGGCTGGCCGATGAGTTGAAGTCCATCATGGCCGTTCCTCCCAGGGCAGGTCGTCCTCGATATCGGCGAATGGATCGCTGACCGTTTTCGCGAGCCCGCGCACCGGTGGATGTTTCGCCGCGTCGTGGTGCTCGACCATCGCCTCGGTGTAACGCGTGACGATGGCGTCGATCACGCGCAGCGCCTCGGCCTCCGAGTAAGCCCCGAGGGGCTTCTCGAAACCGATCTCGCCGGCCGCCTCGCCGAAGGACTTGAGGCACTGCTTCATGGCGGCGATCTCGACATCAGATGGATCGATCATCGTGACCTCCCTGCCGAACTGCCGGGCATCGACCCAGGTGCCGTAGAGCTTGTGGAAGATGTCCTGGCAGCGGCGGCTGCAGAACACCCAGTCGAGCGGATAGCGCCGGGGATCGGCGATCCGGAAGCGAGCATCCAGATGGCCGAAGCCCCGCGCCTGTCGCGAGCAGACCCAACACTTGCCGCTCATGCATGGCAGCCTCCCGCCTGCGCGCCATGCCGGACGAGAACGGCGTGCCCGTCACAACTGGCATCGAGCTCGACGTAGTCGTTGCGGATAGCGGTCGCGCCGATGCGCACGCCTTTCGGATGGCGGCAGCGGGCGATGCGCAGGCCGCCGATGTCTCTGGCACTCGTCCGGTCGAGATGGCGGCAGTTGCCGCAACGTTTCCCTTTCATGGCCCGCGCTCCTACTGCGCCCAGGCGGGCTTGCCGGTGGCGGCCGGGCGCTGCGGAGCTGCGTTGGCGGGTGCCGCCTGTACCGGCGCCCCGGAGTTACCGCCGCTGGTCGTCACCTTGGGCGGCACCCCCATGAGGGCCGCGTACTCCTTGTGGTCGGGCTCGATGGCGAGCTTCACCACGTTGCGGTTTTCGCCCTTGGCGTCCTTCTCCACATCCACGCGGGCGAGGAACTCGATGCCGTCCAACTCGTGGAAGCCGTTGATGCGCCGGGCGGACGTCGCCTGGGGCGAGTTGTCCTGGGGATGGACGTTGCGGGCGGAATTGAGGATGCCGCGGATCATGCTGCGCCCCATCTGGCCCCAGGTCGGGCCCTTCTTGGACTGCAGGCCGACGTTCGACCACATCTTGCGTTTGGCGAACGGGCCTTCCAGCACGACGAACTCGCAGGCGAGATAGACGCTGCCCGTCTCGAAGCTCTCGGTGGTGTAGCCGCCGGTCCAGCCCTGGGCCGGATCGTCGTGGCCGCCCGGCTTGATGGTCATGCGCACCTTGACGAGAGTGCCCTTGGGGATGAGGTCGAAACCCTGTTGCTGTTCGGCGTCGTTGAAGTCCTGCCAGCTGTTCTGGTTCATGTGTTGCTCCTTGGATTCGGTGAATGTGTTGGCTTGGCCTGCGGCCTCAGTTGCCCTGAGCGCCCAGGCATTTCTGGATGAGCGTGCCGAGGTGCGGCTCCTCGATCGCGTCGAGGCGGCCGCTGCGGTCCTTGCTCGGATAGCCGAAGGGGTTGTCGGCACGGGTGACGAAGCCCCGGTAGGTGCTGCCGTCGTCGGCCTTGAGGACGGCCAGCGTCACCACCTCGTCGAGCACGCCCGGCAGCTCCAGCGCGGTCTTGCTGCCCTCCAGCTGCAACTGGTAGTAGCGCCGATTGAAGTCGTCGGTCTTCTCCTCGAGAATGGCGACGTAGATGACGTGCTTGTCCCGGACGTGCTGCAGGTGGGTCAGGGCCGTGATCATTTCCTGGCCCAGCAGGCCATAAGCGCCCCGGTTGTCCGGCTTGCCGGTCTTTTCGGAGAAGGCCTGCGGCTGGGTCTTGCACCAGGCGAAGCACAGGCGCGAGAGCACGGTCAGGCTGTCGACGAAGTAGCAGTCGTACTTGGCCAACTGCGCCGGATCGCCATACTTCGTGCATACGTGGTCGAAGTGCGCCTGCGAGAACGCCTGGTCGGCTGTGGCGGTCGGCAACGGGCCGGCGAGGAAGACCACGAGGTCGCGGAATTCCTGCCACGTCCGCGGGCGGACGGTGTCGCCCGGCCAGTCACGCACAGAGAGATCGCCGGCCTCGAGGTCAACGAATAGCGTGGATTCCGCCGGCAGGGTCTTGAGCTGGGTGGTCTTCCCCACACCAGGGAACCCCACCAGACCGACCTTGGCGCTGTGCCGCTCGCGCATCCGCTCGTCGGCGGTTACGATGGGTAGAGGCATTACGCGGCCTCCTTCAGCAGGTGAGCCACCTCCGGCCGCCAGAGAATCTGGTAGCCGGAATGACCGTTGCGGGAGAACGGCATGGCCTCGGCCCACTGCTCACCGGCCTCGGTCAGTTCCCACTCGTCGCGGGCATTGCGGAACTGCAAGCCGTGTCCGGCAAGGCCCAGATTGGTGGCCTTGGCGGAAAGCCCCAGCAGCTTTCCGAGCTGGGTGGCGTTGAGGGAGCAGATGGGCGCTTCGGCCACGGGCAAGATGCGACGCAGCGTCTCAATGGCGAGGCCGGTGTTCTCGTGGATGCAGGTCAACGTCGCGGCCATCGCGATGCCGGCCTTGACGCCGGGCACCCTGGCCACCGCCTCGCCGATCAGCAAGATGGAGGACACTCGGTCCTGGGTCGGTGCCGGCAGTGCCGCTTGGGTGGCATCCACCGCATAGGCGCCTGTCTTGCGGATCTGCGGAAGCACCTCATGGGTGACCCAGCGCTTGAAGCGCTTGGCCTCCTGCTTGCGGCTGGTGAGGATCAGGCTGTAGAGCCCCGGTTCGCTCACCACGTTAAGGGTCTGCGCGCCGCCGCGCTGGCCAGAATGACCCTCGGTAGTGTCGAGGGTCATTTTCTCGTCGTCGTCCAAGCGCCTGACTGCGTCGGAGGGATTGCCGATTGCCAAGGCGGCGCAGACATCGACGGCCACGAACCAGGGTTCGCCATGCTCGTCGCGCACGATACGCACGGGCTGCGATTCAAACCGGAAGACGGTCAGCGCGTTCATGCCGCACCCCCTTCGATGCGGCGCAGCGTGAACTTGGGCGCCTTCGGCGTGACTGTGCGCAGCCGCTCGAAGGGTTCGCGCAGTGCCTGGGGCCAAGCCTGGAACTTGCGCTCGGACACCGAGTACTTCACCTCGACGTACTCGCGCGGATCGCCGCCGGTGGCCTCAATCTTCGCGACCAGGCTGCTCAGGCCGTCGATGTCGTACTTGACGTCCTTGCCGATCTCGACCGTGACGTCGATCTCGCCGTCACGGATGTGGGTGGTGCCGGTGTCGCGCCCCTCGGCGAGCAACTGAGTGCGGGCCTGCTCGCCGTAACACGCGTCGAGAGCTGCACTGAACTTGCTGCGCGCCTTCTTGAGCCAGTCGATGGCTTCGTCCAGGTTACGATCGATCTCGGCCTTCTGCTCGGGCGGCAGCGCGGCCAGTCGGCTCAAGGACATCTCGGCGATGTCGGCGGGGAAGATGGTCAAATCACTCATGGCCGCCCTCCTCACTGGTACGCCCGAGCGAATGTCGAGTGGCGCGAGACGCGCCGCTCAAAGGCTTCGACTTCGGAGATCAGGTAGGTGACACGCGCCCCGAGCTTGCAGAAGATGGGGCCGAGCTGTTCCTGCCGCCAGCGGCGCAGGGTCTTGACGGAGAGCCCCCAGCGGGCGGCGAGTTCGTTCTCGTCAAGGGCGATGCGCGTGGCACCGTCCGGGAGGGGCCGGATAGCTTTCCGGCCGGATTGAACAAATGGGACTTGGTTTGGCATTTGGAGCACTCCTTTTGTTGAAGTGCTCCTATTTCCTCGCATACCGGACTGCGGTATTTCGCAGTCTTCCCGCAGAAATTACG